TCGCCATCTGAATCCCAGTCGCCGCCCCAGCGGATATTAACATTAAGTTGTTTACCTATTCCTCGAACCATTCCACCCATATAGTGAAATCTTTCTCTGTCTTCCCAATCTATCGGATATGGAGCGAGATCAACAGCTTTTCCTTCAATGTGTTTGCTAAACCTGGTTTTGGTTTTGCCTTCTTTTAGTAACTTTTCCTGACGTTCCTCGCTCCGTAATCCTTCAATAATCGTAACATCCATTATCTTTACAAGTTCATTAAGTACATTAACTAACTTAGTATCAACTCCTTTTAATCGTTCTTTAGAACGCTTACCGAATCTAGGCATTAAGCTTTCTTACAAGCGTAACTTCTACCTTGCCATGAGAAAGATTTTTTTCCACCAGCACAACCAGATTTAAAAGCAGATCTGAAATTACCAGCAGCTTTACTATCTTTCTTATACTTGACGTAAGTACCGCCTTTTGTTCTTTGAGCCCCTGTAGCACCTCTTGAAACCTTACCAGTTTTTTCACTACCTGGTAAAGTTTTCTTTTGTAACTTAGTTGCTTTTTTACCATAAGCTTTTGGTTTAACAAGATCAGGTCCTTTAGTTCTATTGCCTTGCATAAATACTTTACCTTTTTTTGCAAGCTTCTTTAATCTACGTCTGCCTTGTCTCTCACGAGCTGCAGATACTACTTTTTTTATGAATCCAGCCATTTTATTTTTCCTTTATTTTTTGTTATGCTATTATCCAACTTTTGGCTTTCTTTTTTTGTCTATACCATGTCTTATCTTTTTCATTTCTCTTCAAATCAGCAGGAAAGGCGTGTAAGTTAGCGTAGAAAAGAGCTTCTATGGTATCATCATGTGCCATTCTCGGTCCGAAAGTAATGATTTCGTTGCTTAAATCAAACATATTTTCCCTAATATGTACCGTTCCCATGCTAAAACGACCAGAAAGTCCACTATAAATACGATTTATCTTCTGTCTTCCACCTGGTTTCTCAGGTATTACAGCAATATCAAACTTATTTGTACGTCTTCTTTCCTCATTAAGTGCTTGAAATACACTTCTATTCATAGCAACGTCTTCAACAGTAGATGATATACAATGATATCTTTGATGCATTTCTAATATATAATCAACTACACCCTTACGGTCCATGATTTCATTATCAGTATTCTTTGCCCCAATGGTTGGTATACTTCTATGTCTTTCATACTCTAATACATAGAGATTATTTTCTGAATCAATCGCAATAGCCATGATAACAGAAAAGTCAGACTCTTTAGTATCAATGTCAGTAGCAGGGTCACACCCAACAAAACAGTTGACCGGAAATCTTTCATTGTTAATAGAGAGATAGTTTTGATTTTCTTCAGCATCATAATCATAATATCCTTTCCAGTATTTAATGTGGTCTCTAGTCCATAAGGCATCTTCAGCACTTTGTACCTCCATCATATATTCTTGATAGAACTTTGAAGGTTGACCAGAGTCTCTGTAGAATTTCTTTTTTTCTTCTAATTTTGATGTAGGAAACCATGATGCCCATAGAGGTTCTCCAGCTGGAGTTACTGCTTTATAAGTTATTAACTTCCAAGCAAATTCTTCTTTATCACTCTTAGCACGCTCGTGGTTAATAAGAAGATTATTGATAAAAGAATCAAAATGGACTGGGGTACCATTAACACGAAGCCTACCGGTATGAGGCTCAATCGCAGGATATACAACAGCGGTGACAAGATTCGCGTTCTTGTCTCTAGCATCTCTTGTAATCGTATTAGCTTCATGTTCAAAGTCATCAAGTACGATAAGGTCGTATCGTTTATGGAGCTTAGCTCCTCCTCTGATCCCAGCGACATTACTCTTGGAAATGAGTTTACACCCATTGGTTAGCTCTATATCTTCTTCTGTCCATTTGTTTCCTTTTGTTTTACCGAAGTAATAAATGAATCTATCATTAAACTCAAGATGGTGTTTAATGTAATCCATATTACCAACGGATAATTTTTGTGTAGCTGATACCCAAGCATAGAACAACATATCATCTTTTGGGCAAAAAACAAAGTCTTTTAATATTGATGCTTTTGTTAATACAGTCTTTCCATGACCTCGTGGTAAGATGATAGCAAGCTGTTTACAATGTTTATCATCTATACTATCTGCTACTTCATAATGGAATGGAGGTGTTTCACTACGAGTAAAGTCATCAGGCAAAAAAAGTTTGCCAAAAGATATAAGATCTTTACTTGCTAACTGAAATACTTCTTCGGCTTCTGATATATTTCTTGAGTTTATATTTGCCATCGAATGTCATGTACTTGTATGATTGTGTTGTGGAAGGGGTAGCATAACTACAGTTAATCTTCAGTAGCATTTGCAATTTCCTTTGTTTTTACTGATTCTATTTGTTCAGGGGAAAATCCTTGAAACATACCGATTACTCCTACATCCCTTTGTTTGACTGAGTTGACTGATGTTCCAATTATCTTACCCAGTTCTTTTGTAGACTGAAGTATTATATTATCATCTTCACTATTATCCGCTAAACATTTCAATCTATCTAATATATACTTATGGTCTATACCAAGTTCTTTGGCAACGTCTAGTACTCCCTTTTCTATGTCTGTCATTACTCTCTCCTGTTTCAATAATACCAACGCTTTCTTACGAGCTGTATTTTCTGACGTAGCTTTAAAAGCATCCATGTAAGCTTTAACAGGACCCATTCCAGAAACAACATTGGTCGTAAAAAGTTTTTCATTGTTTGTTAGATTTTTTCTTTTCTTTACTTGTTTGTTTGTATGCTTAATTGTTTTAGAGAATGTATATCTATTTGGATGTTGTTCAAAGTCTGTATCCATAAAAGTTTTCTCATTATTAACGAATGTACCTACAACTGTCCTCACATATCCTTTTGCCCATTTGTAATTTTTTCTATCATTAGGATGGTTTAGTTGAGATACTTTTAATAATTTTATTATTTTATCATCATCACTAACTACCCAATCTCCTTCTTGACCTTCACGCCAGTTTTTTTTGACATCTGGAGGTGTCATCATTTTTGAGTCATAATGCTCTTTAAATTCATCTATATCTTCAAAGACATAGTGACGCTTTCCTTTTATTACTTTGTATTCTGACATTAATTCTTTACGTCTAAATCTTGTTTATGTTTCTGACATTGATTGTATAAACTATCTATTAAGTCTGATACAGCTTCTTCTACTAAATATACTTGACCATCTATTTCTATTGGATGTCTAGCTAAGACTTTTGATAAATCTTTTAAAACCTCTTCTTGAGTGTCTACTGGTAAGTTCTGTAAAAATTCTAAGTTTATTGCCATAGCGCTATATAGTATATATAATATATATATATAAATTATATAATATATATATATTTATTTCTTTTCTTTATATTACTTTCTTTTCTTTAAAAATCACGATCAAATATATAGGCATGACCATGTTGTTTTCAAGAAATTTATAGCATTTTGTTATACGGTGTTATTTCTTCCTATACACACTTGTAAAGTGTTTTCCGTATATAAGATTTACGTTATTTTGTATTTTAATATAGTAATAGAATTTTAGTTAATAAATGAAAGGAATATTATTATGTCTAAAGAAGACAAAAAAGTAAAGGATGATGCTGCTGTTGATAAGAAGGCTGATGCAGTTGATTCAAAAGTTGATAATGTGATGATGGGCCGAGACCCTGATGAATATCTTGCTGAAACAATCGTAAAGATTGAGGGTATGTCGCTAGCGTCTAAGAGGCGTGTATGCAAGGAGCGAGCAGTTGATTGTAGACTGTATGCTCAGGCTGCTAAGATCAGAGGTGATAGACAGGATTCGAAACACTGGTTTAACTTAGTATGGACATTATCTAAATTGCGGTAATTAGCATAAAGCGGTTATGGGAGCACCGATAGACAAAAGCTCCCTTTCCTTATATTTAATACATAATTCATCCATACATGGTTGTAACCGTGCTATCTAGATACTTATTGTATTATACATATAAAATTTAATAAACATGGTCGTATAACATATAGTTGTATGATACATATACTCTGTAGTTGGTATAATAGTAATATTCAATCACAACCAACGAAGGAGGATTTCATGGAATTACATGAGATTACTTATGTTGATGTGGACGGAAATTATCTCACCATGTGTAGTGCTGGTGGTGATTTCTGGTACATTAATAATGGAAACGGTAGCGATATGTTATCATTTCCTGATTGGTGTAGGTATATGATTAAATGGCTTGATAGTCATAAATCATTAACCATCATTCCATAGCAACATTGCAGACCTTTAGAGTAGTATAGGTTAAACTCTAAAAGATTTAAGTGCAGGCTAGTTATTAATATATTGGATACTCGCTAACGTCATGTATACCATATAGCTAGTCTGCATATTATTGGGAGAAGTTGGTTGTCACTGTTATTC